CGACCATTGGCGGCGGCACGGCGGCAGCGGGCACGTTTACGACCGCCACGGCCACGACCGGCAACATCACCACGGTCAACGCCACGACCGTAGACAGCACCAACCTTGAAGTTACCAACCTCAAGGCTAAAGACGGCACCGCAGCAGGGTCTATTGCCGATTCCACGGGCGTCGTCACGCTCAACAGCGTGGTTGCCACGACCGCCGACATCAACGGCGGCACGATTGACGCCACCACCATCGGCGGATCGTCCCCTGCGGCTGGCACATTTTTTAATCTAACTGCTACCAATTTGTCGGCTGCATCAGCCAATTTTGGCGTGGCAGTTATTGGTACGTTCTCGGCAACCACGCTGGAATTGACCAACCTTGAAGTAACTAACATCAAGGCCGAGGACGGCAGTCCGGCCATGACGATTACCAACGTTACTGGCAAGGTCAACATCCCTACAGCGTCTATTGCGTCGGCCAATGCCGCTGTGGCGTTAATTACAACCGGCACCGTCACCAACTTGGTGTCGTCTAACGCATCCATTGGGTCGGCTGCTATCGTCAATGCTGCCGTTACTAATTTGACGGCCACAAGCGCGTCTATTGCGAGCATGAACGCAGGGGTAGCCCTGCTCACGACCGCAACCGTGACCAATTTTACGGCCACAGGGGCGTCTATTGCCTCTACCAATGCCGGAACTGCGGTTATTACCAACCTGACCGCTACGGGCGCCTCTGTCGCGTCTATGAACGTGGGCGTGGCACTTCTGACAACCGCCACGGTGACGACGCTGAACGCCACAGGCGCTTCTATCGCCTCGGCCAACATCGGCAACCTTCAGTTTACGGCTGCCTCTATCGCCAGCATCAACGCAGGCGTAGCGGTGATTACGAACCTGACCGCTACCGGAGCGTCCATCGCTTCTGCCAACGTCGGCACGGCAGTTATTACGACGGGGACGGTGACTAACCTCACTTCTACGTCAGCCTCCATTGCGTCGGCTAATGCGGCTGTAGCGTTGGTGACGACGGGAACGGTCACAAACTTGACCAGCACCTCGGCCAGCATCGCATCGGCTAACCTCGGCACGGCTGTTGTCACCACGGGAACCGTCACTAACCTGACGGCTACCGGGGCGTCCATCGCCTCGGCAAACGTTGGGACTGCCGTGATTACGGCAGCAACGGTGACGGACGCATCCATTGCGTCGGCTAATGCGGGCACCGCCGTTATCACCAACGGTACGGTTACTAACCTTACTAGCACTAGCGCATCCATCGCCAGCATGAACGCCGGAGTGGCACTGCTGACCACGGCTACCGTCACAAATTTGACGGCTACAAGCGCGTCAATTGCCTCTGCCAACGTCGGCACACTTGCTTTGACTCGCCTTGATGTGGCGGCGGTATCCGTAGCGTCGGCCAATGCAGGCGTTGCGGTTATTACAACCGGCACGGTAACCAACCTCACTAGCACCAGCGCCTCCATTGCGTCTATGAACGCCGGAGTGGCACTGCTGACCACGGCGACGGTGACAAACCTGACCGCCACGGGCGCGTCTGTAGCGTCGGCTAACGTCGGCACAGCGGTTGTGACGGGTTTGACGGTTACGGGCGCTTCCATCGCATCGGTTAACGCTGGCACGGCTACGTTGTCAGGCAATTTGACGTTAAACGGCGGCACCGCCAACGGCGTGTTGTATCTGAACGGCAGCAAGGTGGCGACGAGTGGGAGTGCGCTGACGTTTGATGGGACGGAGATTGGCACCACATCTACTGGTTTAAACATTAACAACGCCAACGCGCTTGTCCGGTATCAAAACGGCTCTGGTACTCGCACAGGTTACCTGCAAGTTAGGGCTGATGCGTTTGACATTTGGAGCGATCAAGCAGCAGTTCCAATGGTGTTTGGTGTTGCTAACTCCGAATCCATGCGCCTCACCTCCACCGGCCTCGGCATCGGCACGACTTCGCCTTCAAGCAAACTGACGGTCAACGGGGAGATAAGCGTTACGGATAACTTTGCGTTACGACTTGGTAGCAATCAAGCAGGTGGCGCAACGATTTTGTACAACGGAAACGGCAACCTTGACATCACGCCTAGATCGTCTTTTAACACGGTAATTACCACCGGCAACCTCGGCATCGGGACGAGCAGTCCGGGGGGGAAACTTCATGTAAATGGCATCGGCTATTTTGGCAACACAGGTGCATCGGATACGCAACTGCGATTAGGTGCGCTGGATGCAAGCAACACTTATTTCCAAGCCATTTCCGGCGATGGAACAACCGCCAAAGGATACGTTTTCTATAACGGCGGCAGCGTAGGAATGACGCTCGCATCCTCCGGAAACCTCGGCCTCGGGGTCACGCCGAGTGCGTGGATAGACTACAAAGCATTGCAGACAACTGGCGCGTCGTTTATTGGCTATTCCGATGGCGCATCAAATAATCAGGCTCAGGTAGTTGCCAACGCATACTTCACTACAGGAAGTGCTTGGAAATACATCTACACCGATCATGCTTCTCGGTATATGCAGTATGACGGGGAACACCGCTGGTTCACCGCCCCCTCCGGCACCGCAGGCAACGCCATCTCGTTCACGCAGGCGTTAACGCTGGATGCGAGTGGGAATTTGGCTGTTGGCACAACGACTGTTGATGAAAGACTGCGGCTTAACGGAGATAGTAACGCAACGTCACGAATTCGTTTACAAAACCAAGGGACAACTCTTGGCTGGTTTGGAAGTTATCTTGGGATTACCGCACTAGGAAACGGTAATGATTTATTCGTAGCCAACGCTACAGCAAACGCGCTGATTTTTGGCACAAACGGCACCGAACGCGCCCGCATCACGAGCGGGGGCTATAGCAAGTTCTCAAATGATGGGACGTATGTTAGCAGCACAGGGGCTTACCATGAGTTCCGCAATACTGATGCTGCGCAGCCAATTCTTTATTTAACAGCCACAAGCGGCTCTTACACGGGCCAGACTATTTACATAAACAACACGCGAGCAGCCTCAAGCGCGTACAAATTTTATTCAGCAAACGCGGACGCAGTTGAGCAATTTTATGTTCGCGGCGACGGCGTTCTGTACGCGCAAAACACCACCATTCAATCGCTGTCTGATGGTCGGCTGAAAGAAAATGTCCGCAACGCAACAGAAGGGCTTCAAGTTGTCAATGCGCTCCGCCCGGTTCGCTATGACTGGAAAGCGGGATACGGAAATGATCGCAAGGATCAGTTGGGCTTTATCGCGCAAGAAGTTGAGGCGGTATTTCCCGACGCGGTTAGCGAATGGAGCAAAGCCGAAGGCGATGAAGAAGCCTACAAAACAGTCGGCCCCGGCGCGTTGATACCGGTGCTGGTGAAAGCCATTCAAGAATTGACGGCGCGTGTCGCACAACTGGAGAGCAAATAAATGTCTACTGTAATTACATGGAACATTTCCGTTTTGAACTGTCTCCCGCAAACCGCAGAGGGCGCGGATTACGTCGTCACGGCGCACTGGCAGTGCAACGGCGTAGACGGCCAATACAACGGCAGCGTCTACTCGACCTGTTCGTTTCCCGTCGTGCAGGGTGCGTTCACCCCGTATGACCAACTGACGAAAGATCAAGTCCTCGGTTGGGTCTGGGCGAATGGCGTGGATAAGGCGGCAACCGAGGCTGCGGTGGAGCAGCAGATTCAGAACCAAATCAACCCGCCTATCGTGTCGCCGCCGCTTCCGTGGGTGACGCCATGAACGACATTGACCTCAAGGTGACGCTGGAGGAGGCCATTGCCATCGTCAACCTCCTTGGCAGCCTGCCGACGTCGCAGGGGGGGTATCCGCTTTGGGCCAAACTCAAGGCGCAGGTAGAACCATTGATCCCCAAGCCGGATGAAGTAAAGCAATGACATCGGTACAAGAACTGGAGGTCACCGTGACCTCGCATATAGACGTTTGCGCTGTGCGCTACGAAGCCATCCACGCTCGGCTAAAGCGTTTGGAGCAGTTAGTGCTAAAGGTAGGCGGTGCCATCATCATCATCCTTCTTGGCGCGTTAGGCAGCATGGGGATGCTGTTGCTGGAGGCGTTGCAAAGGTGAACATGCAGAAAATTGTGGACATGCTGTTCCCGGTGCTGCTGGCCGCTGTCGGCTGGTTGCTTGCAGAAATCGCATCGTTCAACAATCGTCTAATCGCCATTGAGTCCAAAATCCCTATCCTAATCACCGAGGATGGGGTGCCTACCGATAGCCCGTTAAGCGCGGCCCGTCGTCAAGAATTGAAAGACGACATCATGGAGGACATCCATGACTTGCAGGTGCGCGTCAAACTGATGGAGGAACGCAACAAATGATGACCATGATTAGCACCTTTCTGTCGTTTCTTGCGGGTGGGCTTCCCAAGATTCTGCAAATCTTCCAAGACCGACAAGACAAGAAGCATGAACTTGCCCTTGTCGCGGCCCAGAAAGAGCGTGAATTGGCCCTTGCAGAGCGTGGGTTTATCGCGCAGGCACGGGTTGAGGAGATCAAACTGGAGCAAATCCAGACGCAGACGGCTGCTGAGGAACGCCAAGCCTTGTACAACCACGACATTGAGATTGGCAAGGGTGCGAGTCAGTGGATGATTAACCTGCGTGCCAGCGTCCGCCCTGTCGTGACGTACATTTTCGTGCTGGAGTTGGTCGCGCTGAACATTGCCGGGGTGTGGTACGCATGGCATCAAGGGGTGCCGTTTGCGGCTGCAATGGCCGAAGTGTTTTCGGATGACGAAATGCTGATCCTAAGCAGCATCATTGCGTTTTGGTTTGGTACGCAGGCGTTTGCGAAAAAGTGAAGGTTAGCCCTGCTGCCATCCAAATGATTAAACACCATGAGGGCGTCAGAACACGCCCTTACAGGTGTCCTGCTTTATTGTGGACGATTGCGGTGGGCCATGTCATAGACCCCAACCACGCCAAGGTGCCGTTTGAGGAGCGACGAAATTTACCGATACCCGAGGGCTGGGATCGCACCCTCACGATGGGAGAGGTGGACGCTATCCTTGCTCAAGACCTTGGCCGGTTTGAGCGAGGCGTGGCCCGACTTTGCCCTGCTGCTCTTGGTCATCAAGGCCGGTTTGACGCACTGGTAAGTTTTGCCTTCAACGTCGGGCTAGGCAGCCTGCAACGCTCCAGCCTACGCATGAAAACCAACCGTGGCGAGTTTGAGGAAGCGGCTGACGAATTCCTAAAGTGGACAAAGGCCGGTGGGCGCGTGCTTCCCGGCCTTGTCAAACGACGTCAAGACGAACGTGCGCTGTATATGGCTGAGGGGCTAGGACTCGAACCTAGATAACGGGAATCAAAATCCCGTGTCCTGCCTTTAGACGACCCCTCACCAAATCTCTACGCCAGAACGCTTGGCAGCCCATTCGGGCGGCGGTACGTGCCTCCAGTCATACGTACTGTAACGGGTTAAAAACCGTTCTAATGCGTTTATAAGTCGTTTCACGGCATGGCCTCCACGCTATAGGACGTTGACGGTGACTTCCAATCCCTTGGAACGTCTCCGCCAATCCAAGACGGGTCTACCCACAACAGTCTGTTGTTGGGGTACGCAATCCATTGCCCGCCGTCTAAGGCGATAATGTGATGATCCTTACTTTGGTCGCTGATTTCTGACCAACCGCCGTTGGCCCAGAACACGGTGAACAGGTACACCCCCGGGCGCTTGGCGCCATCGCGTCCAATAGCCTGCACCCGGTGGTTACGCAGGAATTGCACCTCGCGCACCTCGCAGAACCGGCTAAACGAGTCCCACCAGCACGCAACCTGAAGGGGTATAGGGTCACACGGCTTGCTGCATAGGGCATGGATAGGGATGCGCGCCCACTGCGCCCCCTGTGCCGTCATAATCTGAAACATCGGCACCCGCATCGGCTCTGCGCGAAAGCCAAACACGGTACATTCGGTAAACTCACCATGACCGCTTTGCTGGTCGTACAAAAACTCGTTACGGACGTAGGCCGTGACATACGGCGTGTCTACCCAAAAACTCATGGTTCCTGCACCCACCGACTGTCCTTTGCACGCAATTCATGCACCTCGGCCTCTAGTTCCGCAATGCGCTTGAGATAGTGATATATGCGCTCGCGCATTTCTCGAATCTCTCTCTTGTATTCGGTCGAAGTGTGAGTCATACGATCCCATTCCTGTTCCCACTCATCGATCATACGATGCCCTCAGCACGTAGTTGTGCAATGGTTCTAACCATTCCCTCAAGGTGCGCTAAACGCACATAGTCGCGGTCAAGGTCAGTATGCGCCCTGCGGTCGATTGCGTCGTGGCACGCGCTACACGCCCACGCTCCCAGTAGATCGTCAGCCTTTAACCCCATGCCGCTAATACCAGACAAACGCACGTGACAAAGCACCACGGTTTCGCTGTTGTGGTTGCACACCCCCGGCAAGCGTACCGTGCAGCCTCGGCCCTTGGCTTGCTTGCGTAGGTTCACGCGAATAACTCGGCCTGTCCGCGCAACACATAACGGGCGTATTTCTTGCCGTTGCGGGTTTCGGTGACCGTTTCAATGTCCAGCCCCGCCTTTCGCAATTCAATGATGCGAGCGGCGAGCCTAAAGCATCCGTATCGGTCTAGGGCTTCAAGGGGGGTAATGGGCGCACCTGTCAGCAAGTGCGCTCTAATCGCGTCAGTTTGCGTCATAGATAGGCTCCGGTATGACGATGCCCATTTGGGCGCACCGTGTTTCAAGAAACAATAGGTAGTCACTAAATTCTTGTTTGGTCAGTTTGCTGGAACGCTTGAGGGGCCGCATACGCTTACGCCCAAACCCTTCCAGCGTCTCCCAGCCAAAACATTCCCCAAGGAAATATTCGTGCAAGTCGTCCCGCGTCCAACCGTGCAATGCCTCACCGCCGCCCTCAAGGACTGCGGGGTAAGCCACACCCCATAAAAACGAGTTCTGCTGGTTGGTGCGCGGCTTCTTCCATTCCAATACCTCAATGCACCACGCCCGGTCGGACGATAGCCCCTGCACCATACGTGCAGCCGCCACGGCCAACTGTTCTGGCGTCGTACCCTTGGGGAATATGCGTTTCAACGGCTGGCCTCCAGCCATTCCTTGCCAAATTCAACGTCTACCCAATCCTTGAACCACGGGCCGCCACGGGTGAAGTGAACGGCAATGGGGTTGGGGCAGTCGTGACGGAAATACCACCCTTCTAGGTAGTTCCACGCCACCGGCAGCGACCCAATAACGTCATCGGTAAGCCATTGGAAGCGGTGCAGGTACATACCCGATTCACGATTGACCACCTCGGGCGTCAATGCCTTGACTTGTGGGTGGCTACAGTTAATAAACATGAACGATGACCAGTTCTTACGTGGATACAAATGCTGCGCCTTGTTGTCCATTTTGACGGCCTCGGTAGGCCGGTAATCGTGCTGTACCACAAAGCACGCTTTTGCCCCGTCCATGTAGTCGGTGATCGCAGCAATGTCCCCCCGAAAAAGAAAATCGCAGTCGCAAAACAAAGCCCAGCCGTCATACCCGGCGAGGTATGGGGTCAAAAAGCGCGTAAACGAAAACTCGGTAGACGACAGCGGATCATGCTCACGCCAGTAAAGTCCTCGTTCACGAAGTTCTGACTGTTTGATGGGTTGTATATCCACCGAAATGCTGGCGTGCTTCAAGATGCTTTTGCGGCATACCTGATACGCAATGTCCTCGCGGCTATCCCAGCCGACAAACACGCGCAAGTCAGAACGGGATGGCGTCGTCATGCCAATTGTCCTCGTTCATTTCCGTCTTGGCGGGTTGATTGGAACGGGTCACTTTGCCCTCGCCCTTGGCTTGAAATGACAGGCTCATAAACTTGTCGCCCGTTTTCTTGCTGGCCTTGATCCAGCCCGACACGTTGTAATCGACGTTGTTGATGACGCACGTACCCCGGTAGTCAGGCCTGTTGGCGTTCTCGCCCTTATCGTTCTTAAACAGCACGCCCTTCATGTTCGGATCGTAATTCACGGTTTTAACTCCTTCAGTTTTGCCAGTTTGTCGTCTAACTCTGCGAGGAACTTACGCACCTCGCCTTCCAACTCTGCAATGCGCTTGTCGTCACGCGGCACCCGCACGATGAGCATTTGCAGATGCTCGGTTAGGCGTGGGTCGTAGGACACAAAGTCGCACCACGGGCGTTCAGTGCAAGCCATCTGCCACTGCATTTGGGTGACGTACTTTTCGGGGGGTTTACCGGCTAATAAGTACTCAAGGTGGGTGGCCGTGTTGGGACACTTAAACTCCACGCAGCCTTCCCCTACCAACCCGTCTGGGGACGCGCCAGAGCCTTTAATGGCGGGGTGGTCAATAAACCCCACCTCCTCCACTAACTCGCCTGTACGGGCGCTGTAGGCGGCCCTAGCGTTAGGTTCCTGCTCGGTACCCCAGTCCATCGCAGCGTTGCTGAAACTAGACGCTTTCTGCCCCGTCAGCCGTTCTACGATTAGGTCGGCCATGTAGTTCTCACGGCTTGCCGAGTACCCGGTCTTGGTCTTGGCTACAACGTCAGCCACGCGGCTGGCGGTGACCTTACCCAGCCGGGCTGCAAACCATTCGTCGGTGCGCTGTTCCATCACGCAACCCTTAACAATTCAACGCATTTTTTGCCACGGTTTATCGCGGTCATCGCAGAACCGTTGCCCCAGAATTTGCTGCAATAAGAGGCAATACCGCTCCGCAAGGGTTCGGGGTCAAATTTGTCAAAAGGAATTTCAACCATTTGCCCTACCTGCAAATCTGCAACGTATGGCTTGTAGTACCGGCATACGCTCCCCACTGGGTACTTGAAATTACGGGTTCTCTGTTTTGTTTGTTCTAATTGCAAATCGCCCTGCGTAATCGTTGCGCCATCGGGCAACACAATTACAAACTTGACGGCGGGCATGGCTTGCAAAATAACAATTGCTTTGTTGAATAAAGCGTTCATGTCAACTCCTTCTTGCGACTCGTGAAAGCGTCCATGTGCAACTGGCGGGCATCCATCGGCAACGACTTAAACAACGCCGTGAGAGCCTCTGCGGAGTCGCAAGCGGCAATTTGGTCAAGCACCTTGGGGTCGGGCTTAATTCCACGCGCCTGTGCGGCCTCGGCGTCGTCGTCGGTCTGATACACCCCGACAATGGCAGCCAGCGCATACCGGCGTGCGTAGGTGATACCCGAGCCTTGCGCCTGTGGGCTGGCGTCCTTGGTCAGTACCGGCATCTCGCCGCTGATCCATTCGCCACTGCTATGCAACAAGGTCGTGACCAACATCAACCCGTCAGTCGTGTAGCGGCTAGTCTGAGTAACCGCCAAGCCGTTGTCGGTAAGCGGCTTGCGGCAGGCCTGCCATACGGACTCAAGGTCAGCGTATTTGGACTTGAAAAACGGGTTGGCCGCGTCCTTCACCGCCCCACTTATTTGGCTTTGCGCCTTTGCCAGCGCGGCGGCCAGTGCGCCGATAGTTTCACTCTGCATCGTTTGTCTCCTGTAGTTCTGCTATCGCGTTGTTGCAGGCTTCAATGCGTTCTTGTTCCTCGCGTTCCTGCATTTCAACATCGAGTTGATGCCACCAGTCGGCCCCGTCGTCACCCCACGGCAGTTCATCGAACATCGGACACCTCCGCGTCACATGAGTGACCGTCACAAGGTTCTACAAGGCAGGCGAGGCCGTAGACGATGATGAGCAGGATGGCGACAGGCCACAGTGATTGCTTAGATTTCATAGTCGTCACCGCCGATTTCGGATTGCAAGTTAAGGTTGATCCAGCACCGTCGCAGCAAGTCGGCTGATTCCGCAGGCTCAAGGTAGTCAAGGTCGGCCTTGATGCGGACGGACTCGTAGTCGTTGCGATCAACGGCGCGTGACTCGCAGCCCTCCGGGTAGCAGCCAAGCAGCCACAGGTCGGTGATTTCAATGTCGTCAGCAACGTTGGCGTTAGGATCGCCGGGGTGAAAGTCGTAGGTAACTTCAGCGTGCCAGTAGACACCGAGTGCGTAGATTTTGGTTTCAAAAGTGGGCATATCTGTTGCTCCGTTGTGTTTATCAACGAGGCCAGTTTAGCACCCTATACCCCTATGTCAATACCCCTATGCAAAAAAAGTTTAGACCGCTATAGTGCCGTCCATGGACATCCAGAAGTTGTTAAAGCGGTACGGCAGCCAATCGGCAATGGCCGATGCGTTTGGCGTAACCAA